CAATATCCTGAATAGCTTGGTCTGACATAAATGACATAACACCAGCAGCAGCTTGGATACCTGAGCTAACACCATTCCAAACCCCCTCTGAAGTATTACCCATATTTTTCAATGCGTAAGTAAACTTCTCTAGGCCATCGAACATAGATCCCATAGCTGGGTCAAAACCATCTAATACAGCTCTAGATGATTCGTATATTGATGCCCCAATTTGGTTTTGGTAGGCCAACTCTTCTTCCATATTCATAGCTATAGTAGACTGCATACCTATTCTAGACATAAATAGGTTTTGTAATGTAGCCTCCCTACTTAATTCCATCTGCTGTAATTGGACTTTTAATGCTAGTTCATTACTTAAACGCTCTAAGTATTGATCATGGAACTCAGCTCCTTTAGCTTGTGCAATAGCAGTTTGTTGCTCTGCTAGCTGTACCTGCTTAGTTAGGTCACTAATAGGCCCAGCATTACCAGTAGAGTTACCTTGATTTAATGCATCTGTCTCTTTACCAAACTTGTTAGTTAACTCAGCTTTATCTAAGTCCGTACTCTTCTGTTTAGTTTGTAGTATCTGCATCTCAAGAGCAGCTCGCTCAGCTAGTGGTTTATTCTGTGCTACTGCTAAATCTAGTTGTTCCTGTTGGAATATCAACTGTTGAGTTGTTATAGCTTTCTGTCTAACATACTCAGATGAAGCATTAGCTACTTGATCAATATATGTAGCCTGTAATAATGATAGTTCTCTAGTAGACTGAGATGCATCTAATAGTGCTCTAGCCTCTGCTTGTAATAAGAAACCACGCTCACTTATTAAAGTATTACGCTGAGCTTCTAGTTCTAATATTGAACCCTCTGATTTAGTTGCAGAAGCTTGCTTAGCTAGTGCTATCTCTTTAGTTAGAAGATTAATACTTTGTTGTTGTAACTTAAGTGCAGTAGTTTCTGTAGCAACCCCTTTCTGTGCATCAGACCAAGTAATAGCTGCTTGTGATGCCCCAAGTGTGGCAGTAGCAACTGCTACTTTCTCCATTGCAGCCTGTAGGTTAGTATAACCATCTATAGTCTCCTTGGAGATTTTAATTTCCTTATAGAACTCCTCAGCCGTACCACCAATAGCTATAAAGTTAGCTAACCCCTCACTTACACTAGTTAAATTATTTTGTAGTACTTCATAAGGTTTAGCTACCCCCTTTACTGCTGAAGTAATCTTTGTATATTCTTCTGCACTTTTAGCAATAGATGCAGCTTCTTTATACGCCTCATTACCTGCTTCTATTTGTGCATCTGAGTGCTTATTCAAATACGTCTTACCTGACTCAAGGGCCTCATTATACACTCTCATCTTAGCAGTTACTGCATCAATAGATGACTCTATACCACTAATCTGTCTATAAATTAAATTCTTCCCTAAGTTATCTGGTGTTGCCGCTAAAGTATCTCTCATAAGTTCAGCTTGATATTGTAGGTTTAACATATCAGCATTTAACTTTTTATACTGTGCTTGCGCTTTAGCATCTCCAGTTAACATACTATATACACTACCTTTATCCCCTGCCTCAATAGACTTCTTAAGAGTTTCAAGATTAGCTTCTATAACTTTTTGACCTTTAGTAAGATTATCTTCACTAAATATATTAGCAGCTGCTGCAGCCGCTGGTTCTAGGAATCCTGAAATCCACTGTTTACCTCTAGTAGTTGCTCCAGATAGTGAAGCACCTAATCTTTCCCAACCAGTAGCTTGGGTAAGGGGGTCTACTGCAGACTGTCTTGCTTCAGATTCTTTAAGAACAGCGTTTAAGTATGCCTGTTGTTTTTGATAACCAGATAAAGAATCTGCTGTCTTACCGATACTACGTGCATACGTATCATAGGCTTCTGTCAACCTAACTGTAATACCTAATTCATCTAATAATTCAATCTCTAACTTAGACACACCACGTATAATACGGTTTAGCGCATCTGTCATATCTACACCTAGAGCAACTGAGGCTCTACGAGCAGCTATGGTCATATCAGTAATTTGTTCTGCACCAAACCCATATGTGGCAGCAGATGTAGCTTGTCTTAGTGCCTGCTCATAACTAATAGTATAACCTGTTGCTTCTTCCATATCACGAGCAATACTTTGTATAGGAACACCAACTTGTGCCCCTAGTATAGTACCAACTTTTTCTAACCTATTTAACTGATCTCCCTCTGTCATTACACGGAAAGCCTCAGATAAAGTAAATACGTTAGCAGCTATAACAGCATATAGACCTGGTAGTGGTCCAGCTACTCTAGCTATATTAGCAAAGTTTCTCGCCTGCCCCCTACCTTGAGCATTAGTACGCCCTAGGCCTCTATTTACTCGTTCTTGTGATGCAGCTAGTTTTTCATTTAATTGAGTTTGAAGTGTATTACGTCTACCTACGTTCTCAGTAGTATCTTCTAATCTCTCTAACTGTACTATTAAATCATGAATTTCATTAGCACTATTAGATGACATACTTTTAAAGCCTTGCTCTAAGGTTTCATTCATTTTAACAGATGAACCCACTAGTTCTAGCATACTATCTTCAATTTCTTGCAGAACTGCTTCTAGTCTATCAGTACCTGCCCCCATACCTAAGTTACCTATTATCTGATCAACTTGTTTAGCCTCGGCTAGAATTTGTTTTAAAGATTCTGGGATAGGTTTAAGGGAACTGTCTAATAGTTCAGCACCAGCAGCAGCATTTACCATATTATCTTGGAGCTTCTTAACATTATTAGTGACAGTAGTTAGACCTTTCTGTTTAACGTTAATAATTAGCTCTTCGATTAATTTATTAGCCATGTTTTTTCCTTATAAAAAAAGCCTTGGCAATATAATCACCAAGGCTAAACCCTCTCTTAATTGCCTTTTGGAGGAAAACTACTTCTTAACCCTGTTCATATCCTTTTTAGCTCTAGCTTCTAGTATATTTAATAAGTTGAGAATAATAAGTTGCTCTTCAGGGGAGTCAATAAAGTGTAGCCTAAATAATAAGTCTAGGCAACTTTTATCTTTGCCCTGATAATAAGGAGTTCCCTCCATTCTAGGGATATAAATATCCGGTAGATTGGAGAATATATCTAAACTAGTTAAAACTAGTGAAGGGAAGTCCTCTAAAGCAGCTGGACAGTCTGACATAGGCTGAGGCGGTTGGCCTATCTCTATCCATTGTGTACGCATAGCTAGGAATTTATCCTTAGTAATACCAAGAGAAGTATTATCTAAATACTTCTTAAACTCGGTATATACTTTGTCTATATTACTTAGTGCGAAATTTTGTTAAAGATTTACACGACGTGGTTACCCAGCGATTTAACGCTACGCTCTCTAAGTATAGAGCCAGAGCATTCTCTGGTGAGTAATCAATTTCTACTGATGGGTCAACATCGTCTGGAATCTCAATAAGCATAAGATTACTAAGAATCTCATAAGTTAAACCTGACCAGCCTTTAATAGCGTGTCTACAGAATTGCTCTGCGAATACGTTATTATCCACTTCTTCAAATGGTACGCCAGATTCTGGGTCTAACTTAGTTACATAAGATTCTTTATACATCTTACGGCTTAGTTCTGTTGATAAGTAACCGATTTGAACCACAAAAGTAGGATACTCTGGGAAATTTAAATCGATTGTTTTAGTGTTTAGTTTAATACTTTTAATTGAAATAGCTGACATTAGCTGTACCCTCCTAAGGTAATGGAATTAAGAGATTGATGTTTAATATCAAAGAATACCTTGAAAACCTCAGACGGTTCTTCTCTCGATGTAATCTTTGCGTTTGGTATATCTATAAAGAATACTTTATTACCTAAGTGAACATCTTCATCAAAAGGTAAACCATTATTAGATAATAGTGGATTAAACCCCATATTAGATGTTACCATTGCAGTAATATCGTACCCCGTTACTACTGGATTAGTAGGTGTAGCAAGAGAGCCTAAGTTAAACTGAGTAGCTCCTTTGTTAAGTCTATTAATACTTCTAGTAATTGTAAATGCTGCACTAACAACACTTGGAAAATTCTGTGTACCTAGTTTAAAGTCTATGTACGATGGACTTCTTATTTCTGGTTCAGGACTTGGTTGCAATACTGCTATATTAGTTTTCTGTATATCAGAGAACTCAATACCAAATACCATTCTACTCATACCACTAGCAGATAGACCAAAGTCTAAGTTTGTTACTACTGCATCAATTATTCTATGATATGTATTAGATACCCTATTAAATAGTACTATGTCAATACCTTGTACTCTAGTCGTATAATTATTATCAAAAGTATACTCAGCATTATTATTAGTAGTAAAGTCTAATGTTTCTAGTAGTATTGGAATAGCTAAACATTCCCTATTGAAGTATACCTCAATAGAGCCAGAACCTAAGTTCTTAGACCTATTAATAATACTCTTGGGTGCTATACTAGCAAACTGACTTTTTCTATTAATAGTTTTCTCCGAAACCGTTTGGTTTAGAGAAAAATCGGCTACAGAGTTTAGTAAGTAGCCGATACCATCTTTAACCACGTATAGTTCGGAGTTGCGTTTAAATGAAAAATTCATTAAACCTCCTAAAGGTTATACAGGTATATTCATATCCTGGTTAGCAATGAAGTTAGCAACGTAACCTGCGTTAGCATCATTAGTAATACCGATATAGATAGAATCAGAAGTACCAAATGATGATGGAATAGCTTTAAATTCAATACTAGTACCGATTACATCACCAGACTCAACAGTAGGTGTTGATAGGTGACATGTTGGTAGTAGAACCATAAGTAAAGGATTCTTCAACTGAGTAGCTGTATTTGTATTATCAATAACAGCTTTAGAAGAGATACCACCTAAACAGATAGCAAATTCGAAGCTATTAGTAGTAGAGGTATCACCCTGCATCTTAGCTAGTAATTCCGCAGTATACTTATCTCCTGCGCCCGTATCATTACGTAGATAAGCTGTTAAGCTTCCAGTAACTTCAAAAGAACCTGTGAACGAACCAATTGCTTGGTCTACACGAGATAAAGTAGATGGTGTTAAGTATGTAATATTATTGCTAATAGTCATAGAACCACCAGTAATAGGGATAACATATTCTACACTATCTTTATTATCTTTACACTTAATAACTGTTAACTTATTTTTAATATAAGTAGCCGAGTTAAAGATAGCATCTGATAACTTATAATCAGTACTTGCTGGGTCAAATGGTTGAGTAGGTAAAGTTTCTAACTTAGTACCAGAACCACTCCAAGCAGCCATTGTAATAGCAGATATATCAAAACTAATTTCGGCTTGACCTACTTGACAGTTTGATATTTTATACCATACAGAACCCATCATAATATAGATAGTAAATGTAGTTAAAGTATGTACTTGGTTATCTTCAAAATTAACTATCATGTTAGCTGCATTAGACGCTACACTATTAGTAGGGTCAGCTGGATCATAAGGGCCAGAACCTGCTAGACAGTGCCATAAGATTGAGTCTAGTGCTAAAACACCAGAGTCAGTAGCAGTACCATCGCCATTTAAATCTAGTTCTTGGAATGCACGAGTATAAGTAGAGAAGCTCCACTCAACTGGATCTAAAGCCTCGTTAAAACGAGCAGAACCACGCGCAGGGGCATAACCAGCTTCATCCAAACTAACATCACTTGTAGATGTACCTTGTGAGAATGATAAGTCATCCTGTAATAAAATTTCTTTTGTGTTTAACTTAGTAATAGCTGCTTGAGTAGGCGCTGTGCTTACCCAAAGTCTGGCATTACGAAGTAGTTGAATATTAGAACTCATCAATTATCTCCTTTGAATATTTTGATACCTAATTTGTGTGGTTATTTCCCCGAAAGCCAATGGGGCGAGAATTCCTTCATCAGTAGTTACACTACGAATATTAGAGTCTGCGGTATAACCTGTTATTGTATCCCCTGATGCTTTAGTGATAGTATACTCTAATTGTAAATTAGAGTCAATTATATTTTCTATATCTGCGATGAGCAGCTCTAATTTGCCTTGAGCATCTTCTTCGCTTCGAACATATAATCTTATATATACATCTAAATACTTCCATTTTATTCCAGAACTTTCTAGAGTAATTGTACTAGGGCCAGGGGAGACAGTACAGTATGGGAAGTCGGGTATTTGGTCGAAGTGTAGATTCTTAGTTGATACATTACCATAAAGGTTTGCATAATCAGAACCATCTACTCCTGCTTTTATTAATGCTGCTAAAGAGTCTACTATTGAACCCCTCATAATTGGTTAATCCTTATATTATATTGCCTACTAGAAACTAAATCATCTAGTACCTTAGTAATTGCTTCTCCTATAATCTTACGAGGATTTCTTTCTGGAGTAGCTAATCCTAAACCATTCGGCCCTGCTGGATCAAAAGTATGGTATGGATACATTTGGTACCCAAAAGTTATTTCTAGTATAGGTAATGAACTACTAGGACTATTATAAACCTGTACATTACTAACATAAGTACTAGCTACAAATCTACCAGTTCTATATACTAAAGAAGGACTAACCATATCTTTAACTATATAAGGTTTCATTAGTAAGCTAACTAAACCTTTGAAAGCTTCTATACCAATAAATCTACCGGACTTAGTACGTATAGATAATAGAGAACCTATATTTTCAGTGCCCTTACCTGTACCCCTAATAGGTAGGGAACCCATAACTTTAGTACTTTTACCTATACTTTCTGGGTCTATACCTGCTTTACCTAGTATTGCACCTATAACACCTAAGCGTCTAGCGGATAGGTTAGTAGATAGGATATTTATAAAATCAGGCATAATCTTTTCTAGATCAGCTTCAGGTATAGGTTTCTTAAATTTAAAGTTAGTAGTAAATACGTCGGGATCAGCCCTACTACTATTAATCTCTAGACTATAGCTTATTGTCCCATCATCATTTTTAGAGTATAGTTTATTAATCAGCTTATCAACTACCTCTTTTGCAAAACTAGATAAAGACATTATAGTGGCCTATAGTGCGCTACTAAGGACAATATATGTTTTGGTATATTACTTGATAAGGTTACAAAGCTAATAGATTGGCCAGCAGCTGATGCACTAGCTTTATATTCTTCTCGCTTGTAGTATCTAGCTAACGTATGTGCTGCTAGTATAATATCTGCAGGATAAGTCCCACCAGTCAGGGGGATATGATTTGAGTATGTAAAATTAACAATACCAACATAATCATTAGTTAATGTATATCTACCTCTACTACCTGTTAAGCCAGTAAGAGGTACTCCATCTACATCAGTAACTATAATATCAGCAGCCCTATCTAGAGTATCTAAGAAAAATGACTCTGTAGTTTCTACCTTTTCTAGATAATCAGAAGTATTATCTAGGTCTAATATATCAGATAAGTACGAGTTAACACCATTTACTATTGTGGTAATCTGAGCATCTGAATCGGGGCTATTAATACCCTCAGCGGCTTTAAAGTCCGCTACACTAATTATTTGTGCCATATATTTTCCTCAATAAAAAAGGGCAAGGCTAGAAGCCCTGCCCTCATTTGGGTTATGCGATTAAGCAGCCGCGTAAGTACCTGTAACAATACCTTTACCAGCAATCATACGTTGTAGGTTAAGACGTTGTGTAACGTAGTACGCATCACGTTGCTTACCAGCTTGACGCTCGCGTTCAACAGTAATTGTGCGTTGACGAGGAACAACGAAGTTCTCACGATATACGATAGCACAGAATTCTGAACCTAAAGCTTTTGCAGGGAAGTAGTTAGAAACTACAACAGCTAGACCGTAGATACGACCAACTTGTCCTTGAAGCTTTAACGAATTATCAGCACCAACTTGGTTAACGTCCTGCCATTCTTCATCTTCTAAAAGATCGAAGTATGCGTCCATTGAAACTACTAGTGCTAGTTTAGATAAATCTAAACCGTATTGACCCATGTTACGACGTAACACGTGAATCATTTTAGCTGTAACTTTAACAGTACCAGTATGAGTAGCTAAAGTAGCTTTCTTCATAGAATCTGCAGCAGCCATAGTTAGTAGACCAGCAGGTTGACCAGTACCAGTACCACTCATGAAAGCAATTTCGATAGCTTTAACGTGTGATTCAACTAAGTGACGACGGATAATAGGTAGTAATGCTACGATAGCATCTTCTTCTGTTTCATCAGTCATGTAAGCTTTACTAGCTAGTTTGAATGTACGGAAAGTTGTTTCACCTAGAGCAGCTGTAATTTCGTTACCAGTAGTAGCGTCAGTACCATAAGTTCTAGAATCAACCCATGTTGCAACTTGTGAATCAGGTTCGATCATCATAGTAAGTAACTTACTAGTCATCGGTAATTCTTCGAACATGTTACCAACAACCATTAACTTCTGCATATCACGTAGAATACGTTGAGAAAAGATTGTTTCGTAGTTTTCACTAGAAACTTGGATGCTTGAACTTGCGTTAACAGCTTTTAAGTGAGCTTCACCATATTTGGTTTCGAACATGCCTTTTTCAGTAATGAAACTTACTAAAGCAACATTTTCAACTTCTTTTTCAAAAGTTTCTTGGTCGTTACCGAACATAGCTTTACCAACTGCACCAGCCACGAAAGAGTGGTTGTTTTCACGTGATGCTAAAACTTGTTTAATTTGATCTTGATAGCCAACAACTTCTGCTTGCATTTGTTCTAATGCTTTAGCGAATGCTGTATTGCCTGTATCAAGTTTGCTTTCTAAAGCTTTGATTGTATCGTTTGCTGCGATCAACGCTTCGCGTTGTTCTCCAGTAGACGCTTCGATTAACTTAGTTACACGAGCTTCTTCTTCTGCTGCTTTTGCTGCTAGAGCTTTAGCTGCCTGAGTTTTAGCATTTTCGTCACTAACTTGCTTTAGAGCGTCAGTGATTGCGGTAAGACCAAGTTGATCTCTTAATTTGTTAATATCTAATGAATTTGGCACAATTAATCTCCTATGATTATATCGTTGTAAAAAATTTGGTCTTAATTTAAGATAGAATTATTATATACTAAATAGTTAGGTTTTGTAAACCAACTTTTATATTTTAGTCTAGGGAACCTAACATTAGTAGAAGTTTTTCAATCTCGTTTAAAGGCTCAGGTTCAGATTTAATGAACTTTTGCTTTAGTTCTATATAGTCTTTCATACATAAGGTTTTTTCTAGACTAAAGATAGAATCTTGGTTACAAGGTACTGATACTACTGAAAGTTCTAGTAGTTCTAAGTCTTTTATTAAGAAAATACCTTTCTCATGTTCGTAATCCGCATCTAAGATTCGGAAACCAACACTGAAAGCTTTTAATATACCATCCTTGATTAGTCCATATACACTAGCAGGTGCTGACTTAACAACTCTAGCGACTACTTCCAATCCCTCTGGTGTAATATTCAATTCTGTTACTTCGCCAATAGGTAGTTTATGGTCATGGAATGCAAGAAGAATTGGATTCTTCATGTAGTTTGTTAATGCATTACTAGATTTCCAAGTTTCAGTAGGAATAACATCCCCAGCTCTATCCTTGGTAACTGTATTTGCATATCCACGTATAATAATATCACCAGTATCTTCAGTTAAAGATACTGATTTAATATACGCAGTAATTTCAGGGTTATTTTGCATTAGTAGCTCCTTTAGCTTTTACAGCTACATTTTTAGTTTTAGAAGCTGCCAAAGCTTTCTGTACAGCTACATAACGGTAATACTCATTATTAAATGATACCCAGCTACCAAACTCCTTGAAAAGAAGAGCACGTGTAGGTGCTCCCTCCGATGCAAAGAATACATGGCGCTCAGGTAGTGTATCCCCAAAAGTTTTAAATAGTTTATCAATCATTATAATACTGCTCCTACAGTGCTACTGAGATGCCAATTTTGGCCTGAATCTCCAGTTCTAAGGGTACTAGTTGTATTTCTAGCTGCTAATACATAAGTAACACCATTATTACCTAAGTCTTGCCACTGTAGAAACTCTCCTACACCAGCTGTACTTAATACATTTCTAGTCCAAGTAGCTCCTCTATCTGGAGAGTAACCTAATACAGCTTCGTTATTAGAGCCTTGGACAAATCCGAATAACTGCTTACCGTCATATGATATATTTACTTGTAAATAATCAGAAAGTAAATCAGTAGGTAGAACTAAATTATTCCATGTAGCACCACCATCATAAGAAACTATATGAGCAGCATCGTTACCATCACATATCACTATACTATTAGTATTATGCGACATGCTTGCACTAGACCAGTACCCGCTAAATTGTATTTCCTGTAGTGACCAGTTTCTACAACCATCTTTACTAATAAATATCTTATTATCGTTTATTATAATACAGGTATCACCCTCAACATTATTAAGAATTATAGGATTATTTAGTGAAGCATACTCGCTAAATACAACAGCTGTTTGTGTATATGGATTTGTTAAAGTACTCCAAGAACCACTTGAGTACTCAAGTAAAAACTCACCAGTAGCAGAGATTAGTCTAATAATACTACTATCATCAGATACCCAACCACTATTAAAGCCAGATACTAATGCTGCCGTACCTGTGGGTAAGGCAGGTAATGTAATCCAATTTAGACCACCATCTATAGAGTAATTTACTATATCCTCACTAATACCTGTATCTAGTGCTATAATAGTATTACCATCAAAATTAGTAATAAATTTATAAGTTTTATTAGTAGCACCTGGGACAGTAAACTCAGACCAATTAAGTCCAGAATCTCGGCTTATAGCCGCAGTAGAGTTATACCTACGAGCACTTATTAGTGTATCGCCATCCCCAGAAAGTGTACCAGCTACCCAGTAACCACTAGTCTGTAGTGGTCCTGGTACTATTTGTTTAATAATAAAATTATAAGCGTTTAAATCCAAAGTACCTAGAGCAATATCTTCTGCTATAGCATTTACTTGAATATCAGTAACATATGTACTACCAGTATTATTAATTAAATCACTTAATGAAGCTAAATATGTATCATAACCACTGTTAGTACGTAACTCACTTAGATTAAGACTATTAAACTTTCTATTAGCTACATAGTAGGTATAAACATTTAAGAAGTCCTTCCATAAATCAAGTTCTTTACGGTTCTCAAGGTCGCCTTGTTTATATCTCTTTATAAAATCATATAACTGTGCTCTTGTAGGGGTACCACTATGTGCATAGAATATATGGCTCTCAGGTATAGTACCATTAAATATCTGTAATAACTCTTCCATTATCTCATTAGGCCATGTTTCAATCATTTATTTCTTTTCCTCTTTTGCGGGTGGTTTACCACCGGTTTGTCCAGTAACTCCAGTTCCTGAGCCTGCAATATTCTGAGGTATTCTGATCTTAGTCATTTCCTCGTCTGTTAGTTCAACTAGACGTAGCATTCCGCGACCCTCATTACCAGTAATAATACCGTTATTAACAAGTGCACTAACATAGTCTGCTTGAATCTTCTTATCTGGTGCTAGAGCCATAACATCTTCTGTCATTAGCTTAACATCATAACCGAAGAAGAACTCTATCGCAGCCTCTGCCTTACGTAGTGTAGGCATTACAGTCATAGAGTAAAATAAATCTAGGTTAGGTCTGATATTAGCATTATTACCGGAGTCAAATAATATAGGAGGTATACCAATAGCTGTTGCTATAGACACACGTAAATCATCCTGATCTT